CAGTACCTAAATGCCTTGCACGAGTAGCATAACTCTTGTAAGGATTATTCACTATATACCGAACCTTTGCAAGAAACTTAGGATCGCTAAGGTGTCTTTTTTCTTGTGCCTTGCTCAGTTTCTTTCGGTACTCATCTGTAACATGATCTGTTTGACCTTTACGCCTTTTAGAAAATAAAGCTTTAGTCTCAGGGGTATGTTTGCGACCTGTCATCACACCTTTGATGTTACTTGCTATATTTAACAAGTTATCTTTATCCCCATAACTAAACCACATTTCTCCATCTAAACATTGCTGCTCAAGGTATCTCAATTCTTCAACATCTTGACAAGCGACCTCAACTACCATGCCAAACTCTTCCTCCCCGTACTTATTAAATAGCTCCTGTAAAGACCGGTTGGGGTGAGCTCCAAGACGTAGTAAGCGTTTATGCTCTTGTATCCGCTTCATAACACGTTTAGAAGACCCGACATAATATCTACCTATAGGTTTACAGGTTATCGTATAGAGCCCGGGGTGTTCATTTGCATAAGGCATAACCTTACTATACGGAACAATAGGTGAGTGTCAACCATTTTTATATAATAAAAAAGCCCTCCGAAGAGGGCTTTAACACTGAGGGTTTACGCTCCCGGAGAACCGTAGATACCCAGTGGATCACTCCAACCGAAGGAGTAGCGTTCGCGAGCCTTGTAACGTACGTTACCAGTATCGAAATCGCCTTCCATCTTAGTAGAGAGCGGAGTACGAGTAAACATCTTCAGACCATTAGGACAGTCGGTGGTCAAGAACCAAGCGTCGCTATCAGTCAAGAAATGGTTAATCGCATATCCACCCGGAATAGCCCCGTTAGAAGCAATAGCGTTGATATCGTTATCAGCTGTAGATACACGACCCTCAGTCTCGAGAAGGCGAGTAGCAACAAACTGCAACGCTGGTGGGATAATGAGCTTCTTAGGCTTCGCAGCAATAAGAAGATCACGCTCGTCAGTCCAACCCGCGATATCAATAACGGCGTTCTCGAGAGAAGTTTCGTTAAGGTCAGCCGCAGTAGAAGGCTCGTTAGCGTTAGTACCACCAGATACCAATGGGTGAGAAGCATCACATAGAGCGACACCATCACCACCAGTATAAGAAGAGCTAAACGCGTTGTTCAACACATTAGCTGCCTTAACCTGCTTGGTATATGACATAGCACGAGCAAGTGCCTTGGTATAACGCGAAGAGAGGCTGTCGTAGAGGTTATCCTCAACTGCTTCCTCAGTAATCGCGAACCCAAGAGCAATAGTCTCGTGGCTGTAACGTGAAGTAAATGCTTCCTGTGCTGCATCATAATCGATTGCCTCACCCTCACCCTTAACAGGTGCAGCTGAGAAACCAGAAAGTTTTACTTCCTCTTCAAAAGAACGGTCGGAGTTTTCAATACTGAAAATTTCCTTATGCTCTTCACCATATCGCTTGTACTCCATACCGAATAGCGCGTTAAGGCCCGGTAGAAGCTCCTTCAGCATTTGTGCGCGTGAAATAGCCATTAGTCAGTCTCCTTATACGCCAGTAGTATTGCCATATACGTGACCTGCGTTCCACTTAACGATAGCTTCGGTGTAACCACCAGAACTATTAACCGTCTCAGGAACAACATCCACAATACGTAGAGGCAATGTGTTAGTAGTAGCACTAGTATCTGAAGCCGCAGCTTTAGACTTACCAGTAGTAGTACTCCCGGAGTTATTTACCATTTGAACATTACGGCCAATATCAGTCAGGCCAATGTCTCCAATAGTAGTACCAGAAGATACAATCGCAACCTTAAACAGCTGGTCTGGGTCGTCACAAACGAAAGCAACCGCATCGGAAGCTACTGTGCTTGCAGGCCAATACTGAGAGTAGGTAGGACCGTTAGTTGCGTCTGTATAGAAACAACCAAGGAAAACACCTACAGGGGTCATCGCAGCGTCAGGGGTATCAAATTCAACTGATCCATCGCCTGCGAGTTTTAGGGGGTCGCCGTGAAAGATGTTAGTAGCGTAACCACTAGCAATCTTAATGTGGCGCACTGCGCCATTATCAGCTCTCCCACCGACCTTACCTGTAGGAACTAGTCCGTAAGGACCAGAAATAGTAGGGTATGCCATGAGAAAATCTCCTTAAAGGAAAAATAAAAGTGATCCATTATGAACCACGTCCAAAAGAAACCCGCGAGTCTCTATCCTTAAATAGAGGCATCCTTGGGTCGTTTTCACGCATAAAGTTATTATCTACAGAGTCCATCTGAGCTTTACTGTTACCTTGGTAATAGTCATTACGTTGGTCAACCATCTCATTAGGCATCTTGCAGAGAACTAACCCGCCGGCTTCTACTAGACCAGACGCTTTCGCATCGGGATCCACAGCTAGAGCCATCTCAGGGTGGTCAGTAAGAGCGCAAGGCTCCCACCCTTCACGGTTTTTACGCGAGAAATTCGTCGGGTCTTCAATGCCAAGCATTGACTTACGTACCCAACGGAACGTATACCCCTCTTGTGGGGTTGGTGTAGGCAACAGGCTTGCAGGCTGCCACTGTTTAGGGCGGGACTCGGTTTCGCGAGTCTTCATTGCACGGGGCTTACGCGCATCTGAGGTTTTTGTATTTTCAGTCATCATACTACTCCTTGTTGCTTCATAAGCTCTTTTGCATAGTCTTCAGGTGTAACTCCAAGGCGATTAGCTATGGATACCTGCGACTTAGTTAGCACTACCTTCTTACCTTTGGGTGTTCGGCCCGCTGGCGCGACAACGGTAGAGGGTTGTCGCTTTTCCTTTTTCGGAGCACCCTCAAACGAATCTGGGAATACTTCCTTCATGCGAGCGTCAATCCGCTCGTAGTAGTAGTCAGTTGAAGGAGGCACGCCCTCCTTAACCAACTTTTGATGGAGTCCCAGCGCGAAACTGGTCATCTCATCGTCTTCACCAAACCACTTATTACTGTCGCCCCACTCTTTTGCTCGAGTATCGGGCTCGGGTGCTGTAACCTGTGGTTCAGGTGCTGCTTGATTATATACACTATTATCCTGAGGTTGCAAGTTGTATTGAGGGGTTAATTGCGCCGCTCGATCTTGTACAAGCGTAGCACGGCTTAACGCTTGTTGAGCATCAGCTATCCTATCGGAGTCCCCTTCTTCATACGCGTCACGGTAAAGTCGCTTCGCGTTTTCCACCTCAAGCTCGGCTCTACGCTTCGCTTCATCTAGCGCCCAAACCTCACCCTCACTAAGTCGAGTTTTAAGCGCGTCACGCTCAACCATCATACGCTGCGTGAGCGTAGCGGCTTCAGTGCGTTCACGTTCAGCCTGTTCTTTAGCGCGCCGCTCATCATGCCACGCTTTTTTCATCTGACTAATACGCCGCTTAACATTGGCGGAGTATTCTTCTACTTCGTCTGTATCATCGAGCCCTTCTAACTCATCGGTAACTTCTTTAGGAAGTGGTTTACGATCTTGATCAGCTTCTGGTGTGTCATCTTCAACCTCGACCTCAATCGCTTCTTCAAGCGCCGCATCGGTCTCAACACCCTCTTCAGTTTTAACATCATCTTCCCCAACAATATATTCAGTACCAGCAAATATGTCTTCTGCTTCTTGTCCCATGTGTAACTCCTCTATATGCGGGTATAACCCGTTGGATCTGCAACAACGGCTTCAACTGAGTCGTCGTTGATAATACGAAACATCTCCTTACCGAAGATTTTGAACCGCGTGCCAGAATAAGCGCGAATTAGTACGTAGTCTCCTAATTTACAATAAGGCCCTGTAGGGAACTTATCTGTGTCTTTATACGCATCTGGTCCCATATCTACCACTTGTACCACCATAGTAGATACCTCTTCATTTTTTTGAACAGACTCAGCTTTAACGATCCCACTGTCATACGTTTCACGTACTTCAGGGATAGCCACTAAAACGTGGTACCCGGCAGGGACAGGAATAGCCTCCTCAGTTAGTTGTGCAGAGCTAAGCTCCGTAACATTCTCCATAACATCTCCTTAATTTGCGTCTTGGCCTTTCTCATAGCCTTCAACGAGGTCTAACAGCGCACGTTCGGCATATGCCAGCCCGTGTATTATGCCCGTCATATGACGGTATTCTTCAAAAGAGCCCGCGCCACCTTCAGCTAGGCTGTCAGCAACTACATTCATCTGCTCCCTTAAATCTTTGCGATAGTGTTCAGCGAACTGGGTTATCACTATTGTTACTCCGTGGTTGTGGTTGATTGCGCGCTGCAGCTACACCAGCCTGTAAGCCAGCTTTTTGCAGCTCGGTATCCTGCTTACGCAGAGATTCTGCTATGCGAGCACCGAGATTAGCCCCGGCCTCCTTCTCTTGTGACTCAACGCGCTCAGCCTCAACCAAAACTTTCGCAACGTCAATTTTATGATCCAATTCATCCTTTTTCGCTTTGCGCTGGAGTTCACCTTCTTGAAGTTGAAGCTCCTTCTGCTGAATCTGGGTGAGTGGGTCTTTGGCCTGCTCCTCAGCCTGCTTCTGCTTCGCTTCCTGAGCATGTTTGCCAGTAAGCTTGTCAGCCGCTTCTGCAACCAGACGCGATAGAGCTACTTCTGCGTCGTCTGGTAGTTGTTCCTCGTGCGCCGGGAGCGGAACTCCCAACTGTTCTTCAATCTGTCTGCGGTACAAGAACGCAAGGTGCTCGTTAATGTGAGCCATACCTTGCGCCATCTTAGCCTGCGCCCCCGGCCCCTGCATCTGGAGCATCTGCTGGATTTTCGGATCTTGTCCGAACGCCATATGAGCTGCAATATGAGCTTCATGGTCTTGGTGAATAAACGCTTTAGTGGGCTTGCCGTTGAGCATAGCCATGTTCTCACTAACTGGGTCCATTGGCTTCTGATCGTCTTCAATAGGCACAAGCTTCTCAGCGTTCTTAATACCCAAAACCTCAATCATCTGGCGGTGTAGTAAAGGCAGGTCGTATATCTGCGGAGCACTCTGCGCCAACTGGAGCGCCGACTGGTACTGCGCAATTCGCTGGCTCATAGTTGAGGCGTTCGGATCACTTACAGGTATGACCTCAACCTTAGAGTAGTCATCCTGTCGAGCGGTGTACCCCTCATCCCCATGCGCATCATACTCGTATGTCATGGAGGCGTTATCACGCATGATCTCTTTAAGAATACCCAGCTCGTGCTTCATGGCTGCGTGCACGCGAGCCTGAATTGCCGTCATTGTCTTCAACGTACGCTCAAGTATAGCCAGCGTAGACCCAACCGGAGCATTAGGCTGCATATCAGCGACGTTAACATCACTTACAGCAGCGAACCGCCTACCTTCACTGACGATGTTCTCAAGGAGCTGGTACAGCACGGTACTAGGCTCCTTAAACGGCAGTGGCATAATATTGTCACGGATAGTGCCTGTGGGGACGTCCACATCACGGAACTCACCCGGCGCGATGGGCATATCACCACCCTTGATACGCAACCCACGCGTACGGAACCCACCCGGCAGATTAGACAGCGTGCCCGCATCAACCAACTGACGCAGTATGCTCGTAGCCCCTTTAGCGAACCCACCAACGAGGTGGATAAGCCCAAATCCATAAAACCCAAACCCGGGGATATAGTTATAGTGTGAGAAGTGAACGCGCTTGGCTTTCCGAGTGTCCTCTTCCCGCCAGTTACGATATATAGATAGTATTTTGCCCGTACCTTTCTCGATTGTAACTACATATGGCAGCTCAATCCCTGTAGGCTCCCCATCCTTGTCAGTATCTTCAAAATCCTCAAGGTCTAACTCACAGT